CTTGATTTGGCCTCGATTTTTTTTAAGTTTCTCGAAATTTGCTTAATTTTTAGGCAGGGGTTGGCACGCTTTTTGTTTGCGCGGACGTGGCAGTTCGCCATTGGGTCAGGGCGTAGTCGATGGCCTTGCCGCCTGTGTAGTGCCTGTATATGCCTTGATGTTCTAAAGCTGTCTTGTGGCTATGGCAACTTGTGCATAAGGATTGAAAGATGTTGTCATAGAACGCTTCTTTGCCGATGTCGTTCCAACTGAATAGGTGGTCAACTTGGACCGCTTGCACTATGCGACCTTGGGTAACGCATCCAGCGCACAAAGGTTCACGACTTAATTGCGCGGCGCGAATCCGCTTCCATGCGGCGGCGTCGTACATTGCGTTGAACTGGCGTCTGTCTTGCGTTGCTTTGGCTTTGTATGTGTCTTTGCCACCGTGTCCAATGCAGAATGTGCTTAACCGACTGCGGTTTTCTTTGCAGCCAAGTGAAGCGCATTTAGTGTTTGATGGAAGTGTTGGCATATGTGGTGGGGTACTCGCTGCGTCTGGTGTCTCTTTATATGCCTTGTCTAGAACAAGTAACCAGCATCCGCTTTTCCCCGTAAGTTAATTGTCCGATGGCGGCGGCGATTCAATGATATGGATTGGGTTGTTGTCTATCCAAATGTCAATGTCAATCCCGTTGCGTTCGCAATAAGGCAACTTGGCTTCACCTTTGGTTTCGATTACGCAATCCTTACCAATGATTTTGCCGATTGAATCGTAAAGGTTGGCCAGTTCATCGGGGTCTGTGCTGTGCGTTACACAATAAACCTTGTCTTTACGCAACCAAACCAATTGGATAAACACGTTCCAGAACTTTGGGTCGGCGCTGTATGTTTTGTGATAGTCAAGCGCAAACGTCAATTTGCCTTGCTTTTTTTCGTTGACTTCGAATTGTTGGGCTTCAAACATGGTTGAGAATGGGCCATGTTCGTCTTTATACCAACCGTCAGGCTTTTTAGCGTAGTGCATCGTTCATTTCCGGTAATTTCACATCATTAGGCCACAATCCAAGCAATTGTAGTTTTTTTACGGTTTTGATGTGTGCATTTTCCCAAATTTCCATTCTTTGGGCTTTTGATAGTCTTGAACCTTGGTCAATCATAGAATGGCAAGTCTGACAAAGTGCGGCGACCATGTTGTCGTCGGCTTTGATGGAACGACCTTTTCCAAATCCCCAATTGGTGTGTGCGGCTTGCGTTTCGCCGTATTGTCCGCAATGTTGACAATTTAGCGTTGCCACGGCCATCAATAGGCGCTTGGAACGGATGTAATTACGTTTCGGGTAGTTTTCTGGACATGTTTGGCGATCCGGCGACGAATCCGAAGGGGTGGCCGACGCGCAAGGTTTCAGACTTTGTAAGCCGATTTGAAGGTGGCAAAAACCTGCAAGCAGGTTCCGAAGATGGCTCGCCATATCGAATTCTTAAAGTGAGTGCCGCTACTTCTGGTCAGTATCGCGAATCGGAAAGTAAACCCTCACCAGATGGCTACAAACCGCCGCAGTCTCACTTGGTTCGCGCGGGCGACATGCTGTTCTCTCGCGCCAATACTGAGGAGTTGGTTGGCGCAACTGCAATTGTTGACGCCACCAACGGTCAAACGTTGCTACCAGACAAGTTATGGCGCTTTGTATGGGCGGAGAAGGTGGAACCACTTTACATGCATGCTCTCTTCCAATCGCGTCATGTTCGGCGAGAGTTGGGAGCACTTTCGTCTGGTACCAGTGCGTCAATGCGAAACATTTCTCAGGGCAAGCTATTTCAACTCGTCTTGCCGATTGCTCCATATCAACATCAGAAGCGATACGCGGAGCAGGCTTCCAATGCTCGCGCGATTTCTTTGCAACAGTCATCTGCAAAGGCAGTAGCGCAAGCGGCCTTTGACGCCATTTTGGCAAGGTCCTTTGGCGTTGGGCGTTAGTGCTCGAACTTCTTGCCCAGATCGCTGAATACTTGGGCCAAGTCAGTGACTTCCAACGGCCAAAGGTCTTTGGTCTGCGAAGGCATCGCATGCACTAAATAGTAGGCAAGCATTGATAGCGGCTGGCGGTAGAAATGATTGTCCGTGCGCCTCTCTTTGATCTTGTTGAAGACGAACGAATTGTTTTTGAGGTAATCCGCGATTGTGGTGGACGGATTGTCCGGGAGCCTGTCTGCGAAGGTGTCGATCACTAGCTGATTCGATCTCTCGACCTCGGGATCGATGCCAATCTCGCTTGTGTAGAGCTGACCAAGGGCGGTCAGCAAATCTGTCTGTGGCGCAGTTGCATGTTTCAGCTGCGCCATGGCCTGAGTGAAGAACTCATCAGTGGCCTCAATTAGGGCCATGCTTTTTGCAATCTTGCGTTTGACCGCCGGCTGAGCCGTTGTTTTCGGTTTATATAGGGTGTCGTGGGTCAGTTCGCTATGTGCATGTTGCAACAGCGTGCGGACTTGAATTTCACAGGGCGTGCCAGCTGGAATGATGATGCCGTTATGCTGAACATTGGAGTTTGCACGCACGACGTAGTGCATGGATTGGTATGAAAATTCGAGAGGCTTTTCCAGCCGCTCAGTTTCATAGTCCCGATCCTTGGAGTGAGTCCAAAAAGTGCCCAATTCTTCAAGGGCATTGCAAATAGTGGTGATGTCGGTTGTCAGCAGCACGACAAAGCGCATGCCGATCTTGTCAGTGATGTCACCATACGGATCGGTGTATGGCTTCTTCCGATGGAAGGCCTTGTCTACAAGTGTGGCTTCCTCTTTCAGTCTTGGCTTGACCGGGACTTTCAAAAAGTAGTCGAGTGACACTGGTGCCACCACCTCGCCAACTCTCTCGCAGATTTTTTGCCGCACGAAGTCACCCCACGCCGCGTAGATGGGGCGCTCAGTCCGCCATCGATCACGGAATTCGGCTTCGGTCACTCTTGATCTCTAATTTGGTCTCGCACGATGATCTCCGTCCATTTGGGTACCGAGCCATTGGGTAATGCTTCCCCGTCAATGGATCGCATCCTCACTCGATCTTGGAATTGCTCCACTGGTCCAGTCAATCGGATGTTGCCGGTAAATGTGACTTTGCGGTCGCGCAAGGCACTTTTGACCTCGCTGATGTCCTTGAAAATGGCTTCAACCGGAAAATTCTTGCTTTGCATGTAGGTGGAATATGAATCCTTCAATTCCGGCGCCTGCATGACAACATCAATTCCCGCGTTTGCGGCCCATGCAAGCAACCATTCTGTGAATTCGGTGGCTTCTTGTTTGCTGAAGTCTCTGGTTTGTAGTCCAAGCTGTACCACGCGCTGATTGTCTAGGCTTGGAACAACACGGCCAGATTTGTGGAAAACTTCACTTGAAAATTGGTCCACCAAAAACCGCTTCCAGCTTTCGGTGTCCCATCTTGCGCCCATATGTTCGGCTTCTTTGGCAATCTGGTGAATGATTGCGTGAAATAACGCATTTTGGTCATTCGTCCGTTTTTCGTCTTGTATTATCATTTCCAATCGCCTGTTGTTAGATAATGCGTCTTTGATTTTCGGCCAAATGTTTAATAAAAATTCATGCGCCTGTTTTGGGTCATGCAGAATTACTTTCATTATACCACCTCGACCACATATTGATTATTTGAAATAATATAATCGCGGGTTTTTTTAATCATGCGTTCGTATTCAGCGCGTGAAACACTTGAACGTTGTAAATCGTGGTATTCATACAAATCACGCAATGCTTGTAAACCTTTTGCAGTAGTCACCATTGATTTGGTTTTTTCATAACGTTGCGCCGCGGCCAACAGTTCGGCTTGCGCCACATCACAAATCGGCAGAACTTCGGGTCCGATGCCGTTTAGTCCCATTGTTTGGGCCAAGTTCAGCATATCGGTCAACGCTCGCCAATCGGCCACGGTTGCTTTGCCTTTGCTGAGTGATTCAAGCGCCGACAGTTCCAAAACCCGCAATTTGTCCAATGCGTCCTTGGTCGTGATGGCAGCGCCAGCGATAGCGTGGGCAATCGGGTCAATCAACGCGTAATGCTTGCGATTCGTCCGTTTACGCATTCCCAAAGCCCAAGTTTTTGATTTGAACCCGGTCAATGTCGTTGGCAAGTTGCCATTCGCGTTCGTTGCGGTTGGAATGTGACTTGACGATGTTTCCGGTCAGTTCAATCAAACCCATCTTTTGCATTTTTTTAAGGCGGCGACTGATTTGGTTTTTGTCTAGGTTGGCAACATAGCAAATCATTGACGCGCCCATTGGTCCGTATTCGCCCAAGGCTTCCAAGATACGCGGAATGTGGTTTGCGGTTACGTCTGGCGCTTGTGCGGCGGCTTGATGTGATGTGATGGGGTCGGATGCGCGGGCGTTTAGCATTTCTTTGGCAAAAAAGTTTTGTATTGTATTGATGACGTTCATGTGTTCTCCTTTGATTTATTTACCCAGCAAATCCAGTGATAAACAGTTCCTTCATCATTCCAATACCTGTCCCCAACTGCAAACAACCCAAAACAACGTGGGCATTGATGCGGTTTAAAGTCTTTTAAATATGTTTGTCCAACAATACTCATCTGTCTTCTCCATCAAAGTTTTCAATGTGTGTCTGCAAGTCAACGATGCGGGCAGTTTGGCGCTCCAGCATTGCGTCTTGGTTAGCCACGATTTTCTTGTAGCCGAGCAACTCACCCTCAAGCTCATGGATGCGATGCTTCAAGGCCCGTATTTCGCCTACTGGTGGTCGTTGCCACTGGTCGCCGTCCCATATCCAGCCTTCTTCAGTTAATGTATTTACAGCATCAACTCCCTGCTGGTCTTTTCGTAGCCGTTCATTTTCTTCACGCAACTGGCGCAACTGAAAAAGCAAATCACTTTCTCGGCTCCATGCGGCAATGGTTGGGTCGCTCATTTTTCTGCCTCCTTCTGTGGCAAAGTTTGTGTAATAAAGCGAAAAGCTGTGTCGCCGTCCTTGAGTAACACCGTGATTGTTGCGGCTTGCAAATCACTGCCGTAAATTAGCATCAGTGCTTCCATGATGCGTTGCGTTTCATTGTTCATGTGTTCTTCTCCTCGGCGTAGCCGTTCTTTTGCTTGAGTTTGGCTTCGATGGCTCTGATAGCGCCTTGCAAAGAGGCATATTCATCTGCGATGTAGTCCACATCATCATCCGTCAGCCCAACCCATTCACGCTCTGGTTGTGCCAGTTCTTCTTCGCAAGTGCTGCACTCGCTAATTTCAAACCAAGCAACCATCTCATCTAAAGCATCGTCAAGTGTTGGATAGGCTGCAATATCCCAACATTTCGGATAATGGATTGAATCAGCCAATGTTTGGCAATTCATCCAGAAGGTGGGTTGATCCAATATCTCTTCGCAGGCTTTGGCCGCCTCCTGTCTAGCCTCATCAATCGCTTCCTTTGTTCCATGTGTAGTCATAGTTGCATTGAGGGCACGTAACGCCATTTTCAGGGCCTTTACTTCATTCATTCTGTTTCTCCTGTTGCATCCAGCGCCATGCGTAGGGCTTCGTCTTTAGTCATAGCGGTGCATCCTCAAAGTTATCAGGGTTGAAGGGGACTCTGCCAGGTTTGTCAGGCAAGGGTGCGAGGGGGAAAGGCCAGTTACTCATTCTTAGCCTCCCTTAATGCTTTAAGTTCATTTCTCAGGCGTGTGTAGCCTGCGTAGTGCAGGGCCATCTCATAAGAGCCATCCTGTGCGCTCTGCCAATGTGCCTGTGCCTCTTTAATCTTTTCCATCTCAGCGAGTATTTGTTCTTCAGTCATGCTTCACCTCTGGCTTCAATTGCTTGTCGAACATGGGATTCCATTTGTACTGTTCCGCCATTAAACGCTATTGCATCCACCGCTAACTGAGCGCACACCTTTCGCTCATGCTGTGCTACCAGTTTGGCAAACTTTACGGGGTCTAATTCGCCAGCAACATAGTCACCATTGTTTTCAATAATCAAGGCTTGGTCATACAGTTTTGCAATTTGTTCGTCAGTCATGCTTCACCTCTTGCTCTGATTTGATTTGCAATTCCAACTGCTGTGCCGTTTTGAGGTGGGTGAGAAGTCAAGCTTATGTGCATTGCATAGCGTTGCTTTTCAGCAATTTCAATACACGCCTCACGCTCATGTTGTGCTACCAGTTCGGCAAAGGCTTTAAGATCATCATCATAAATACCGTCACAATATTCTGAGAAAAACTCATCAGTGCGCCGTTTTATGCCAACCTGTCTAGCCAACTCAATGATTTGTTCGTCAGTCATACTAAAGCCACCGCCAAAAACCAAGCCAACAAAACGGCGATAACAACCGCCAACCCATAGTCCAAGATTTTTTCCAAAATCATTTTGTTTCCAATCGTGTGATTTGATGTGCTAATAACCATTTGTCGCCAAGGATTCGGACGGACCGAACCCATGCGCGAATATTGTGCCGAACCAAGTGGCGCTCGATGTCTGGGCGGTCAAAATTGCGACGTGCGCGTTGAAGCATTTGTGTGTTCATGCGACCAACTTTGCAATGCGTTGTTTGGCGGTGCTGTAAGCCCATGTGGTGGCGGCTTTTTGAGTAGCAAAAATTTTTGAACGTTGTCGAACACCAAAATCGACAAAATCATGTTTAAATTTGCGGCCAGATTGAACCCATGCGGCGAATTCTGTGCCATTGTCGTTTGTGCCAACAATGAAACCAATTTCGCGTCCCTTGGAATCAAACTTACCGGAACCAACCCAAGTTTCCAGCATATTGTTAAAAGTAGTCATATCGTTTCCTCTTTTGTGTTGTCGATGTGTGATTCTAGTTTAGATTTCTAAACACTTTCAAGAGTTTTTTAAAAAAAAATCAAAAAAATTTAGGCGTTTTCCCTAATTTTCTTCAAAACTTGCAAGGCATCATCCACGGATTCGACCAAAAACGGTCGTGCGCCGGACCATTCGGACCACCAAGTCATTTGACTTTCGCGTAACGTGCGGGCGCTTGGAACTTTGTCACCGTCCTTGACTTCCATCAAAATGTTGACCCTTTTATAGCCAACAAGCAAATCAGGGCAACCACCGCCAACTTGCCCAAGTGATTGAACGGTAGCGCCAGCGTAACGCAAAGCGTCAATAATGCGGTTTTGGTTCGCATCGACTTTGGCGGCGCGTCTCATTGGTCCAACATTTCTTTCAGCTTCATGCGGTAATGATGGGCTTTTTCGGCGTCATCCAGCGCGTCGGGTTTGCGTCCCTGTCTCATGCTGTATTTGATTACGTTGCCTTTGAGAAACCCAATAAATTCGTCACGGGTCAAAACGGATTCCATCACTTCCCAAGGTTGAATTTTCATGGCGACGTAATGAATGCCACCGACTTGGCCTTTGTTGGCTTTTGCGGAAATGTTTTTCATTGCTTCGTCCATTTCAGGCGTCCAATCGTCCATCTTTGTTTCCTTTTAAAAAAACCACTTTGATTTCGTCCCAACGTTCATCGCTGGCTTGGAAAACACGGGCCATTGTTTCGTCCTTGATTGCCAGCGCCAGCGTTTTTGATACGGCGGCATCCAACAATTCGGCATTCATGACCACGGTTCGCCAATCTTTCGACCACTTCTTTTTAACCTGTCCAACGTAAAAAGTCATATCCGGCGCGTCCTTAATTGCGTGATTCGTTCAACAAGGGCGTTAGCTTCGGTTTTGCCGCGCTTTTTTTCGATTTCCCTTATTGTGTCCTTCCACCAAGCAATCGCCTCATTGCGGCCTAATTCCTTGGCCTTCTTGTCGAATCGCGCTTTCCATTCCCGCGCTTCCGATTGCCTCATAAATTCCAATTCCGTGTTGTCCATAGTCTTCAGTTTCTAAAAGTGCAATTTCAATCATGTGTTGGGGTATTGGTTGCCCGTCCTTGAGCTTGTCCAAGATACGGTTGGCTTCTTGGCGGGTCATACCTTCATTTTCATTTGTTGGACCAATTCCCGCAATTTTGCTTTGGCTTCGGCGGCTTTGATTTGTTCGTGAACCGTCGATTGCCGTTCGATTTGCGGAACTGGTTTTTCCGGAATGTCCGGGCCTGTGTTGCAGTATTCGCGAAATGTGATGGCGCTGGGCGGGAATTCGCCTTTCAACATTCGAATGGCGTGGTCCATGCTTGGCTTATAGGTCAAAAACCGACCCAATTGTTCTTTCCAAACCTCGCGCACAATGTCCACATCGACGTTTTGCCAGTTTGATTCAAACCTTGCGCCATAAATAGCGTTCATTTTGGTGAAAATATAATCAAATCCAGCGTCGGCATCACAAAAGTCGTTTTGATTCCACATTTGGGATTTCCTCCAGAATGGTTGTTGACTTAGCCCAGAATGGTTGCGGTTTTAGTTTTGGTGTTGACAAACCGCGTGTCAATTGGGCCATGTGATTTTGACGTTTTTCTGAATTTGTTAATTTTTGTTCAATCCATGCAGCTTCAAAACTTACCCAATTTTTCATGCAGCAATGACTTATTGCTTGTTCAATAGTCCAACCAGCTTTATCGACTTGGTTTAAAAATTTTGTCCAACCTGTTTGCGTCAGCGTTTTTGCGCCTTTTCCTTTGCGAACGGTCATCCAATCATCCCAAACTTGTTGAGTTACAGAATCAGGACAAGCCACGCTAGGGGCTTTTTCTTTTCTTTTATTATTTGAAGGTGTAGGTGATGGTGATGTGCTATCAGCCAAGCATACCTCCAAGGATGCGTCAGGTATGCTTGAAGCATCTTTCTTACCCCATCTTGCTGCAGCGCCAGCTTTTCCACGCTTTGAGTTGGCGGTTTTATTGTGATTGGCCTTGACCATTTCGGATTCCAAACGATGTTGGAACCAATGCCCATCGCATACGTCAAAGAATCCCTCAAGCATAGTCCTAGCATTACTCCAAGCATCATTTGATAACTTGGTTATTTGCGCTAAAACTTGGTCATTGTCAGGTGGCGCGCCGTTCTTCCAGTAGTCCATCAATAACAACAAATACGCGCCATGTTGTTCGGTGGTCAACCGTGAAGTTGCGGAAATGTAATCGGCCACATATAGCGGCATCCATATATCGACTTTTTTGCCCATTGTTTTACCTTTTTAACGCACCTTTGATAGAAACGGCGGCAGGGGAAGGTGTAACCCTTTTCGGTTTGCTCATGACTTCAAACCTAGCCGTGTTTCAAAAAATTATATATCAATAAAACCATTCTGGCCGCAAATTCCGCAAGTCGTAAAGCCGACCCTTTGGAATGGCCTTCCATTGCGAAACCGCGCCGTTTGTGATGCCCAACAGTCGCGCCAATGCGTTCGACCCACCTGCCAATTTAATTGCAATTTCTTTTGTCATCCGTTCAGTTTACTATACAATGAACGTCCCATCAACAAAACAGGACATGACAATGGACCACACAAACCGAACGCTTTATGGCGTTTTAAGCCAACTTCGGCAAATTGAAGATTCAGACATCACGCCATTCGTGGCCCGACAGCTTATCGCCAGCACAATGAGCTTGTTGAATCAATCCAGCGCCGATGTGGTCAAGGCCACAAAAGACCCATTGATGGACGCTTTCATGCGCTTGGATGACCTTTGCGAATCGGAGTTCTACAAAAAATGAAAGTCTATAAAGCAATCAGCGACGTTCAAGCCGCTTTGTCGGTGCGTGGAATCGCCAAAAACCGCAAGACGGATTCCGGGTCAATCTATCATTTTCGGGGCATCGATGACGTTTATAACGCCTTGGCCGAATTGCTGCCAAAACATGGGCTTTGCATTTTGCCCCGTGTTTTAAACCGAACCTGTGCGGAACGGGTCAGCGCCAGCAATAAGGTTCTTTTTTACGTCACCGTGGAAGCCGAATTCGATTTCGTCAGCGTGGAAGATGGGTCAAAACACATCGTAAAAACGTTTGGTGAAGCAATGGATTCGTCCGACAAAGCCACCAACAAAGCAATGTCCACGGCTTACAAATACGCCTGTTTCCAAGCGTTCAGCATCCCGACGGAAGCCATTGATGTGGAAATCGACAACCACCAAGTCAGCGGTGGCCCATCATTGGCCGACTTGACGCCATATCTTGCCAATATGGAAAACGCCCGAACGCACGATGAACTGAAAACCGCTTACTTTGCCGCGCTAAAGTTTGCTGGCGGTAACATCCAGCTTCAAAACCAAATTCTCGACCTTAAAGACCGCAAAAAAGCAGCAATTTAATCTTGTCTACATTGCCGTAATGGTTTACGATTGGCAAACCATTACAGCAAAGGCCAAGATGTTGAAATTTATTTGCGAATTGAAAGAAAGAACCAAAGACAATCACGTCCTTTGGCAATGTCAATGCGATTGCGGAAACATTGGGGTGTATGAAGCAACAAGAATCCGCAACGGCAAAAAAACAAAATGTCCACGGTGCGCTTTTGAATCCATGAAAGTTTTGAACACAAAACACGGGATGAAAAACACCGGGACATACAACACATGGACATCAATGAAAGACCGTTGCTTGAACGAAAAAAGCAAAGATTACCCGTCTTATGGTGGCCGTGGCATCAAAATTTGCCAACAATGGATAGATTCGTTTGAAGCGTTTTATAAGGACATGGGGGAAAAACCCAAAGGGACATCGTTGGACCGCATCGATGTCAATGGCAATTATTCAAAAGAAAATTGTCGATGGGCCACCGCATCCGAACAACAAAGAAACAAACGAATTGCTTGGCGTTGGGAAATTGATGGAAAAATTTATGAATCATTGCAAGATGCGGCCAATCAATATGGCGTCAGCAAGCAAACCATTGTGAAATGGGTGGATGGTTATTTTGACAAACGACGAAACAAAACATGGAGTGGAAAAGATGGATGTCGCAGATTACTCAAAAGTGATTCAAGGGACTGATGAATGGAAGCAAATTCGTTGCGGCAACGTCACGGCTTCGCGCATTTCGGACATCGTAGCCAAAACCAAATCGGGTTATTCCACATCCCGCGCCAATTATTTGTCTCAATTGCTTTGCGAAAGATTGACCGGGACGGTTGAAGAATCTTTTACCAACGACGCCATGAAATGGGGAACGATGCAAGAACCATTTGCTCGGGCCGCGTATGAGCAAGCCAAGGACGTGATGGTCGATGAAGTGGGCTATATATGCCACCCAACAATTGAACGCGCTGGCGCTTCGCCTGATGGCCTTGTCGGGGATGATGGCGCGATAGAAATCAAGTGTCCGAATTCGGCCAATCACTTCGAGACAATCATCAACAAAAAATACCCTAAAAAGTATCATGACCAAATGCAATGGCAAATGGCCTGTACCGGACGAAAATGGGTGGATTTTGTTTCGTATGACCCGCGAGTTCCAGAACGATTGCAGCTTTACATTCAGCGCGTCCCGTTTGACCCGGTGTATGTGGCCGAATTAGAAACTGAAGTCAAATTATTTTTGCAAGAACTGGAACAAAAAATCCAATCTTTGCTTATGATTTGACCCGCAGTTGTCTTTTGGAAGCCTGTTAAGCCAACGCTCAAGGATGCTGAACCATGCGGTTTTTTGGCTTTCTCGCATGGAATTTAAAAGGCCAAATTGAGGGCTTCCACCTTTTAGGACAAGACGTTCAAGGCGTGTTCAGCGTGTTGGCGGCGTTCAGCAAGGCCAATTGAACCGCCGTTGATAATCTTGGTGCATTTCACGAAATCCCATGCGTCAGCGGGTGCGTTTAGTTTGTGCGTATCCCAAAACCAACCCGCGGTCAATGCGGCGTAATGCGGCGTTGCCACCATGTCGGGGTTCATCACAAAGTCAACGCCAAGGGCTTGTCCGGCATGATAGTAATTGGCGTGACCCGTCAATTGAACGCAGCCACGGCCACGGAAACGATACCCATCGCCCGACGCTTCATCGCGGTTTCCCATGCGGTTGGCGTAAACGTTATTCGCAATTTTGCGTGGTTGCCCGGCGTATTCGTTGGCGATTTCCTGTGTTGGAAAACGTTTCGGCCACAAACGCATCAAGGTTGCGGCTTTATAGTTTAGGTTTTCTTCCAGCGTTTTAAAGTTGTTGCATTCATGGCCGCATTGACCAATGAACATGGCTTGCTGGTGCGGCGTGGCAATGTTGAACCGCTGGAATGTTTCGTTTAAGCCATCCAACCATGAAGGATTGATGCCCAACTTTGCTAATTGGTCATTGTTGAGCATTTACCTTTCCTTTCACTTCGTTGTATTGGTCGATACAGGCGTTAAGTCTGACGATGGCGGTGTCGCCTTGGGTGGTGATGTCGTTAATAGTTTTAAGAATCTCTCGTTCAGATTGGGTTCCATTTTCTGGATTTCCGGCGGGAGTTCCGGCATCTGAACTGGCTTGTACGGGACAACTGGTTGGGAACCGCAACTCGCCAGCATCAATGCGCTGATTAGTAACAACTTGTTTTTGAGAAATTGCATTTGTTGCCTTTCGTAATGCCGCGGTTTTTTCTTTCAAGGTTTGGGCCAGTTCAGCTTCTTTTTGCCGCGCTTCAGCATTTAGGCGGTCAATTTCGGCTTTATCTTCGGCCAAGCGTTTTTCATAACCTTTGTGTTCGGCCACAAAGTAGCCACCACCCAAGGCCAAAACAATGCCGCCGACTTGCATCAGCAAAGCGTAAGTGGCAATCACCGGAAGCCATTTCGCCACATAACTGACGCCGTATAGGGCAATGCCCCCAACCAGCGCCAGCATTGCCAGAATGTAGAAAAGGTCGCTAAAAAACGTAAGAATCCAAGTCATGACGCTCCCAATCGTGCCGCGGCTATTTCTTGCCGGAAATCGTCCGATTCCAAATGTTCGGGCGGTGTTGTCGGCGGTGGTGGTGGACGCCAAGATTCGTCAAGTTCGGGATTAACAAAAACAGGCATTGCACCAAATGCCGAACTTTGCGGTGGTTGCACAAACTGATTTTGAGCCACGCAAGGCGCTGTTGGTGCTGTGGCTTGTTTGACCCCTGCCAATGTGCCAGCAACGCCGCCAGCGACCCGTTTGCCCACAATGCCGCCTATCCCGCCAACCAACAACAAAACGATGTCGTTCAGCATCTTGGTGTAGGCTTGGTCGATGGGAGCCATTGCCTTGATTGGTTGAACCACAAAAGTCACCGAATACAAAAGGCAAATGACGATAAAAAACAAAATGCCCGTAATCGCCAAGACAACGATGGCCCAAATGCGGACCTCGATTTCTTCAGCGGTTAGTTTGTGGTCCGGGTGGTTGCTGAATAGCATCAATTTGTTTCTCCAGAACGGGCGCGACCAAATAGTCCGGGCAGGTTTGCGTGAAAAGGCAGCGCGGACGCTGACATTCAGGGTCTTGAAAATGGTCAAAGTCTTGACAAACGTACCTGTAACGGTCCGAACATCCACTAATTGCGATGGTGAACAGGATGGCTATTCTTTTTAGCATAGTCTATGGATTCTTGAATGAAGAAATAACCAACAGCGCCAAGAACGATAACCAAAACAATCACCAAACCAATGATGAAAAATTCCTCTTGTTCTTGCTTTTGCTTTTTTGCGCGGTCCTTGGCGGCTTGTTCGGCAAACTTGTCCGCTTTGTCCATGTCGCCAGCGCGAGCTTTAATTTTGTTCCAAACGTCAACCTTGCCAGCTTGCATGAACAACATTTGAAGTTCGGATTCAAATTGGCGGGTTTGTTCCAGCGCCATTTCGATTTCGATTGCAGCGCCCATGTTGCTGGCGTTGCCCGAGTTCTTGGCGGCGGTTAACGTTTTTACCGCGACATCTTTTGCGGTGAAATACTTGCCCAATACCGGGCCAAGCGCCGACACATCATCGACGGTTTGGCTTGCCTGTTTGACAAGTTTTACCGCTTTCTGAATGCCCGATAGCGCAAGGCCGATGCTTACTGGGTCAAACATTATTTCCCCGTCAGGTTATGCCATCCCACCATAATCGCGCCCGTCACCAAAGTGATGATGCCGATTGGCTTTGCAAGGGACGCAATCCAGTTCAACACTTTCACCGCGCCTTGCGCCGCCTTGAATGCCTCAATGATGTCCTTAGTGTTTGACTCTATTGTGTCAACCTTGGATTCCATCGCGCAAAGACGCGCATAAATTTGTTCGTGCGTAACTGGATTGTCCATTTATCAGCTTTCGGGCGGCGCTTCGGCGGCGGCTTGTTGAATGGTGGAAGGGTCGATTGGTTGATTAAAACCAGCAATCAGGTTCGCCACTTCGCCGTAAGGCTTAGTCGCCAAGTATTGCAAAGTTGCATTCACCAAGTCGGCGGAATAGATGAAGGCTTGGGTTTTGGATGCGGGTTGGGTTTGTTCGGTCATGATGTATTTTCCTGTTAAAAAATGCCAAAAAGTTGGCGTGAGTATTATGCCGCAGGTGTGGCCCAAGGCAATGGTGGTTGAACCGTTGCGGGGTTAATTTGTGATGCAAGGTTGGCGTTGATAGCAGCCTCAGTAGCAGTCTGGTCAACACCAGATGCCCACACCCAGCCGTTCACAATATCTTGCGTCAGGTTGGCAAAAGGCACAAAGTTAAGGTCACCAGCAGGAGGTTCTGTAAACGAGCAAGTGCCGTATATAGAGTTGCTGTATTCCTTGCCGTTAGCGGTTTCTGTGCCGGTAGCACGCCATCCAGCGGTCAAAACTACTTGTTCAAATCCGTTAATCATTTGGGTAGATTGATTAAGCCAATCAATAGTCCAGTTAATAGTAGCCATAATATTTCCCTAATTAGCCAACAATCCAATTAGAACCATTGTAAAAAACTGGTACTGTTACAGCGCCACCACCAGAAACAGTAGAGCCAAAAACAGGTGCAAGTGCATTAGTAACATAAGCCTTTGCTCCAACCACCCCAGCAGGTAGTGTGGCAACTGTATATCCTCCAAATCTACCAAGACCAGAAACGTCAAGTTTTGTTGAAGGCGAACTTGTCCCAATACCCAGACCTGTGCTGGTCAGGCGCATTTGTTCGGAATTATTTTGCAAAAATGCTGTGTAACCGGAAGCTCCAGGCACAAAAGTTAATGCTGTTTGTGCATTAGTTACGTCATACAAGTTAAATTGACCAGCCGCCTGAATTCCTGTGCCAAGACGCCAAGTTGTAGTGCCATCAGCAAATTGTGCGTAAATACTTCCGCCAGCCGCATTGAATTGAGCAGTTTTGCTAGAAATGGTTGTTGAGATTGAACCTGTGGCAGCTAAATTCGTCCCATCAAACGTCAGCGCAGAACCAGTAGTAAGCACTTTGGAGCCGTTCAAATAGGCTACACCGTTGGCTGTGCCGCCTGACAATCCCAAGTTCGTGCCGTCAAATGTCAGGTTGGACGATTGTGCAAATGCCGATGTGCTGGAAGCGTAGAAAACCTGATTTGCCGTGAAGCTGGTTAAACCCGTCCCGCCGTTGGCCGTGGGCAAAGCTGTCCCGGAATAACCGATTGCCAATGTGCCGCTGGTTGTAATAGGCGAACCAGAAATCGACAAGAATGACGGAACGGTGGCCGCAACGCTGGTGACGGTTCCCGTGTAGTCAACGCCCCAAGTCGGAACACCGCCAGCAACGCGCAAGATTTGACCCGTAGAACCAACGCCAAGCCGCGACCAAGTGTTTGATGCCGAACCATAAAGCAAATCACCTGTGGTGACTGCGGTTTGACCTGTGCCGCCGTAAATTGCGCCGACAGCGTTGCCGTTCCATGTGCCGTTTGTATATGAACCAGCCCAATTCAAGGTGTTGGTAGACCAAGAGGCATTGGAAGGTGGCGAATTGTGGAAATCCCACGAACCCGCCGCGCTGGAATTATTCAGCAAAACAACCGTGATATACGAACCCGATTGCACCGTGGCGATGGTAGTGGCCGAATTGTTTTGGACAACGATTGTGCCGCTCGATTGATTGTTGTTGAACGTGAAAGTCGCGCCAGCGGGTAGCGTGGTCGCATTGGGCAATTGGATTGTTTGACCGCCAGAACCCGTGATGGCCCAATTCTGAACCGACGATGCCGTCAGCGTGATGGTCGTTCCCGCCGCTTGACTTGTATAACCTTCAAACAAGCAATTGGTAGTGACGTTGCCGTTGGCATCGCGCAAAACAACCGAATTCGCGCCGCTCGAGGATGTGACGCCCGTTCCGCCGTTGGCGACTGCAAGCGTTCCAGCAAGGGTTATCGCGCCGTTTGTGGCCGTATTGGGGGTTAGCCCTGTTGTTCCACCGGAAAACGTCAAAACGCCCGTGTTTGCGATGGTTACAGGGGCAGAGCCGTTGAATGAGCCGCCAGATAATCCAGAACCAATAGTAAGGGTACTGGTAGTCGCGGCAGTAATCGTTCCGCTGCCACCCAAAGCAATGCTAGTACCATTGACCGTAATAGAAGAATTCGCCAAGAAACTGTTGGTGATTGGCGTCGCATTCCAAACTCCCGTCGTGATAATGCCGACGCTTGTCAATGACGAACCCGTCACCGTGGAATTTAAGGTTGTTCCGGTCAAAGTGCCAGCCGCCGCCGTAACGGTTCCCGACGCGCCAAGGGCAATCGAAACGCCATTGACTGTCAGGCTTGAATTCGCCAATTGTGCATTTGTCACCGTCCCGCTCAAAGCCGTGGTCGGAATTGTGGTCGATGCGGTCATCGCGCCCGTGGCGTTGCCGTAAACGTAACCCGTCAGCGTTCCCGCCGCGCCTGTGCCGCCTTGTTGCGGTTGAACCGTAGACAGCGAAATGGTGTTGCCCGTGATAACAATGGGCGATGTGGCTGTGTAAGCCGTGGATGTCAATGGCCCAACGTCAACCACCGTTCCGTTGGTGTAAGTAATTTGCAAGTATTGGAACGTTGCGATGGTGACGGGAACAATGGACGCAATGCCATTGCCCGTGACGCCGCGGTCAATGTTGATGGTTTGCGTGGGCGTGGGAACAACTTGGCAAACGATGCTGTTTGCGTTTTGGACTGTTAAATTTAATTGCATTTAGACCACCACGATACCGTCGGAACGGACCAAGAACAAAAGAAAAATCACGGCATCGTCAGCGGGATTACCGCCGGAAATTGCGGGGAAATTCACCATGATGCGGCCAGAAAAACAAACTGGATTCTGTGCGTTGATTTCCAACTCAGGGTCGCTTGACACCAAAGACCATGTGGAATCGTCAATCACCAGCGTAAACGTGCCAGCCGATGCGTTCAAATTGACAATGTTCAAAGTGATGGGCGTGGGCGTGGGCGAATAGTCCGCGATGCTAAAAGACAAGCCTGTGCGGGTGTCTTGCAGGTTGGAAACCTCGCGCCGAACGATTTGGGCATTGATTGTGGCCGCTGTCAAATCGACTGCGCCGCCAGCTTGGTTGGTGAATGCTAGATTCCAGTATGTCGCTTGATTCCAGACAAGTTCGCCGGATATGCAAGGATTAGAAAAACCCGATACTTGATAAATTGTATTTTGATTGAAGGCAGCGATGGCTTTACCCTACACTTTCTGCGTTTATGCAATGTTCCCAAAACTCTGGTAGTGACGCTCCACGCTGTCTCGCGCGGCTACGAATCTTGTCGTGTAGTGTTGCGAAATTTTACCGCTTAAATTCTTGCAAAACTAAATAACATCCACTAATAGTAAAAGGATATGAGCCGTAGATACTGTTGGCTTTAAAAACGTAAGTATTGGTTCCTGATGGCGGGTTGTCAACAAAAGTTGCTCCGGGAACTGATGACGTAGATTGACTAGGTTGAGCATTCATGTTAATGCCAGCCGAATACAATAAAGTTGAATTTCTATAAACCGACACTACAATTTCATCGCTAATGGATGATAAGGATGTGTTTTGCAACGTGGCAATGGCGCTAAGTGTCACAACAACATTACCGCCGGAAGTTGTAAAAGGCAAAGAAACAAAAGTGGTTGGCGTGGTCGTAAGAGTGCCGCTGCCAGCAGTTGAGTTGCCTAAAATGTTTGTTACCGCATTTGAATTGATGTTGTTGGTAGCAACCACGTTCCCGTTCAAGGTCATTTGCGAACCATTGAACGAAATGTTGGTGCTGGAATTGCCTAATGCAAAGTCACCAGTTTGGTCCAGATACATACCCGAACCCGTCATGGACGTGCCGCTGATTGCGGCGGTGTTTGCTTGGAATGTGCCTGTGACCGTCAGATTGCCCGTGTTAGCGGTGATGGCCGACAGCGAACCGACTTTCAAATTCGACAAATAAGGCGCGGTCCAAACCGTTTGGGATGTGCCGGGGTTATATATGCCGTTTGTTTGGAATAGGGCTTGTCCAGCGCCATACGTTGCAGGTGTGGCTTGCCATGTTTCAGCGCCGCCCCATGTGTTGTAGGGTGGAAAAGCGCCAGCGCCTGTGGTCGTATAGGTTGAAGGGCTTGAACTCAGCGACGATGAATTGGAAACGGCGTAAGCAATCCGAGCCGACAATCCATCAATACCATTTGTGCCGTTTGTCCCGTTCGTGCCGTTTGTTCCATTTGCGCCATTTGTGCCAGATGCGCCCAAGGCGTAAGCCGTGGAAGTGGTCCAGCCGACCGTTGAAGTGGACGTGGTGTTGGTGTCCGCATAACTGACCGCGCAAGCGTACAGCGTATAACCGACAACGGGTGCGCCGGGCAGCAATGTCCAACCGTTGGGCGAACTTGGCAGGTTATAACTTCCGTTTGACCATGTATATGTCGATGAACCACTTGGAAACACCGTGGGGGTGCTGTATGCCCATTGGTAAAGCTGCAAGAACGCTGTGCGGGTTCCGTTTAATCCGTTCGTGCCATTGGTTCCGTTTGTGCCGGGTGCGCCGGGTGAACCATTAGCGCCGTTTGTTCCGGCCGCGCCGCTTGGGTAAGCAATTGTGGATGACCAAACAATCGACGATGTTGCGCTGGTGCTGGTGTCAGCGTAAACCATGTCGGTGGCGTAAAGGATGTAACCCGCCACGGGTGCGCCGGGGTAAATTGTCCAGCCATTGGGCGTTGCTGGCGCGGTAAACGTTCCATTTGCCCAAGTGTAGGTTGATGTGCCGGACGGGAACAAAGACGGAGCAGACGCCGCCCATTGATACATGGTGATGACTGCGGTTCGAGTGCCATTGATGCCGTTCGTTCCGTTTGTGCCATTTGTACCGTTTGTTCCATTTGAGCCGTTTGTTCCGGCATAACCAGCGCCAAGAATGCTTGCCAGCGTCCAATTGATTGAAGTTGTGGTGGCCGTGGCCGAATCAGAAATGTTGACCTTTGCCGCCCACAAAGTGAAACCGGGACTTGGCGATGCACCGGGTGTTTGCGTCCAGCCGCTTGGGGTAGGCGTAAACGATGCACTTGCCCAAGTGTAGGTTGATGAACCCGTCGGACCGCTTGGGATGGTGATTGCCCATTGGTAAACGGTAGGCGATGCAGTTTGCAAGCCATTTGCGCCGGGTGAACCGTTTGTTCCGTTTGCACCATTAGCGCCGTTCAGCGTCAAAGCCGAAATTGAATAACCGCTGGCCCAACTTACCGATGTAGTGGACGTGCCGCCAACCGCAACGATTTGAATGGCCGCGGTCCAAAGCTGAATCAACGGTGTGCCGGGGTTTGTCGGAATAGTCGTTGACCAACCGCCCGTTCCGGTATAAGACGAATTGACGCCCGTGGACCAGTTATAGGACGACGTGCCAGACGGGTTGGAAGGCGTCGTGGTGTTCCATTGATACAAATAAACCGTGGCGTATTGATTGCCGTTTGAACCGCTGGTTCCCTGTGGGCCGGGGTCCAAAAAGATAAATTGAGTGCTGGCCGTGGCCGCTTGAGTAATGACGCCCAATGCCGATTTGTAGCGAATTGGAACGTTAAGCAACGCGGGGGACGACGACATGGCCGTGACGGATGCCCATTGCGCGTATGTGCCGCCATCGGTGATTGAACCAAGGGTTAAGCCGCCCGTGGTGGTGATGTCGCCATAACCTGTCGTGGCCGAACCGCCAATGCGCCAAGTGTTATTCACAAAAGCTGAATCGGTGTCGGTTTGCGATGTAACAAAGTCAATTCCGCCGCCAGCAGCCGAACCGTAAAGTTTTGGAACAATCCCTGTGAAAACGGGCGTGACGCCGCCAGTTCGTGGCACTTGCGTAACAACGGGCGAAAACGTACCCAAGAACGTGCCAGCCACCGCCGACGTTGTCGGGTTTGGGTTCCAATTCAAAGATGCCGACAAAGGCGACAAAAGTGACGAACTGTTGTTGTTCGAGACAATGAATGCAAAGTAATAAGTTTGGGTCGGCAAACTAATATCGATGAACGACACCGTGGACGATGGCGTGAATGCCAACGAATTGGACGATGTTTGCGAACCCCATGCCACCCATTGGGATGCGGATGGGCTTGAATAGGTCGTATAAAACAACGTGACTTCGGTGACTTGGCCGCTGGCGGGAATAGTGCAAGCCACATTGAACGACGGGATGGTGGCCGTTGGGCTTGTGCTGGTAACCGTGGGCGCTGACAGCGCCGAAAAGTATTGCGGATTTGCCAAGCCGCTGTTGGGCGTGGGCGTGAATTGCGTGATGTTGCCCGTGGCGTAGACCGCCGGATTGTAGGCATTCATTTGGAATGAAGCCGACAAAGTGCCATCGGCTTGCGCGATTTCCTTGACTTGCGTCACGCGGAATTGCTGATTGGTCCAACCGTAATTTGAATTGGTGACGGTGACGACATCGCCAGCTTGAACTTGAATCCCGGCATAGGTTGATTCAAAACTGACAATCAAGTCTTGGCGGTTTTGTTCCAAAACACGGTTTGCAAGGTATTGGGCGGTGACGCTGGAATTTATCAGGTCATAAGAAACCGTGTATTTGTTGACGGGTTCGTTGGGATACAGCAAACCGCTCGGGGTTTGTAAATTCACATAGCCGGGTTGGTCGCGGTTCGTGGCATCGTTGAACTTGGCCTCGACTTGGTTGGCTTGTTGGGTGATGTCCAATGCACCGACAGTAATTGCGCCAATGATGTTGGTGTCATCAAAGCTGAAAGATGGCGATATAACTTGGTTAATCACCACGGACCATAAACCTGTTGGCGAATTGTAGGCTTGCCAGCAATCGCAGCAAGTCATCATGATGTCCACGTTGTTGAGGATGGTTTGCCCGGTATCCAAGACGCCGTTGAACCGATAGCGCGGAATGGTTTGAGAATAACCGTTGTAATCGGTGTATGGAATCAAGACGTCCGAATAAGTATTCAGCGCGGTGGCCGATGTCGAATCCACAAAAGACGGGTCAATCGCGCCGCCGTATACGGTATTTGTAAGGTAGTCATACCAAACATCACCGGGTTTCGCGCAACCTGTGCCATTCAAATAATGACTGACGTGGAAGGTGATGGGTTGAAGGCTTGTCGTTCCCGCGGAATTGGCGTTATAGACCAAGGTGACGACCGCAAACGCTGTGCCGTTCATTTGACGACCGCTCGATGCCCATTGTTGGCCCGATGGAACGCCGTTGGCCGTGGACATGATGGCCGATGGCAGATTCGATGTGTTTACGGGCGTAATCGTTCCCGTGGCGCTGGATGTGTAAAGCGCAATATACAAATGGCCGCTGATGGTGGTGTCCACGTTGCCAGCCGCATCGGTCAAGCTAACGACTTTGGTTTGGTCGGTGCTGTCAAACGTAATCAGGCGGTCTTGATAATAAAACTTTGTCGTGTCATAGAAAAATTGACCGTTGGGCGAAATGCACGAAATCGCCATGACGTAATACATTTTTGTTTGGTCGGTGGTCAAGACCGCATCAACGAAACGCGCCCCGGTGAAGGCGTCGCCGTAAACCAAAGGGATGCCAGCGGTTGGGTCGGGCGGAACTTGCTGGCGAATGTTGTTCTGTTGAGATTGCGGAACGTTGGGGGCAAAGATGCGAGACACCACCATCGAAACGGCAAATGTAGCGGCCATTTCATAGGCCAATGTAGCGCCGCCAGTAAAGTATGCCGCGGTGATAATGACCGCAAGACTTAGCAATGATTTGAAAAAACCGCCCATTTTTAATTCCCAAATTTAACGATTTGCGCCGGAACGGTGCTGGTGGAACCAATTACTTTGGAAGTGCTGCCTGTGCTGGCGGTGTTGCCAAAATTGAAATAAGTTGATGCAATCGCGGGTACGCGGTCCATTGAAGTGTCGTTTGGATACAAAAAACGCCAGCTTGATGGGTTGGTCTTAATGCCAGCAATACGACTATCCAAAACCAAGCGCATCGATGCCGATGACATGATGCAAGTGGCGACCCGTTCGCGTAACTTTTCATCAAAGTTTTCGGTGATGTTTATGTTGTTGATGATGCCTTGGTAGCGTTGGAAAAACTGCAAAACGCCGCCAATGGTCAAAAGCTGATTGTCTGAATCGGTGAATCCGCGCCAAATTGTCAGGGTTGAACCTTTAATATTTGCACCAAGAACCAAAGCAATGTTGGCAGGGTTCAACCCCGAAATCGTCAGTTTTACATCGGTGCTGGTGGCCTTCATGTCCGATTGAATTTCGGAAACGCCCATATACGAACCCATGCCGACATAAGTGACGCCATTGACGGTTATTGGTGCTGGCGCGTTGCAAAAAGTATCGGTGAAACTGGAATTGGACAGCTTTACAAATTCAACATATCGAATTGCGTTTGCACTTAGCGCGGCGATTGTTGTTGACATTTTTTTATCCTGTTACATATTCGCGGAACACAAACGGGCCGGACCATTCGACAAAAGCGCCGTTTGTCATTGGGTTCAAAGTATAGGTCGGGCATTGCTCGGCCACCACGGTAAAGGTGCAATTATTTGCAACCGCGGTCAAAGTTCCGGTCGTGACCGTACCAATCACGGGGCGATTCAAGTTTACGCTGACGGTGCTTCCCGAACCACGCAAAACGTCCGCGGAGACTTTGTAGGAATACGAACCCAATTGCAAGAAATCGCCAGCGCGGAAAACCGCCGCGGTTGATGAAACGCTCGGCAAATTGCCCACGGTGATGGTTTGACTATTGGCCGCTGGAACCGCGGCAAGGGTCAAGGCTTGCGCGTCCGACAAGTTCAAGTCGCCTTGATAAGACGTAAACCACGACAGCAAGGACGAATTGAAAATGATTGTTTCCGGCAATTGGCGGTCCAAGTTGTCAATACCTTGGATGATGTTTCGGACCTTGGGGTAATACAGAAAATTGTGCGGAATAACTGTAAATTGCCACGGAACGGCGGTCAGATATTGCGCGGTGTTCATGTAGCCAGCGCGTGTGACTTGTTGCCCAACAATGCGGCGATTGTTCACCGTCATCTTTTGTTGAATTTCAAAGATTTGCTGGAAAGCCATTTTTATGTCCTTGCGCGGTTGGTTGCCAAGTTCTTGGTGGCGTATTGGTTAGCCGCCCAAATCGCCTGTGAACTGCCATAAAGCCGTTGTTCAAACGATTGGGTGTCAATGGCTTGAATGTAGTTGTTCGTCACGTTGTTGGTGGTTGCACCGCCCAAGCCGCCCAATTTGTTGTTGGGGATAATTGTTCCCGATGTTTTGGGGATAAACAATTCCGGGCCTTGCTCGCCGACCAATGACGCCTTGCCGACGGGCGGGTCGCCACCGTCTGCAAATGCCGCGCCAAGGTCCGCGCCTGTGGCCGTTCCCATGTTGACGCTGCCACCGCTAAACAAGCTGGAAAAACTAAAGCCACTAATCATTTTGCTGATTTGTGCTTGAATCTGAATTTTGATAATGTCTTGGATGATGCTTTGCGCTAAAGACTTGAAGTTCAATTTGCCTGTGGTGACAAACTTTTCCAATGCCGATGAAACATCGTCAAAGGCGCGTTTGCCCACATTTGCCATTGTGTCGGCGTTTTCTTTGTATTGGGCAAATGCTTTGTCCCAACCAAACATAAAACTTTCTTGCAGCTTTTGATTGGCTTCAACGGCTTCTTGGCTTTTAGCAATCATCACCGAATACACATCTTGAATTTTGGCGCGTTGTTCTTCTAAAACTTTTAACAATGCTTTGCCGCTTTCGGTGGTTTTGTCCACGCCTGATTCGCGCTTGTCAATGTCGTTTAAGGCTTTGTTTCGAGCTTCGACCACCTTCATCAACTCATCGGCCATTTCTTTTTGATTCTTGGT